CTCCAAGTGCAACAGCATTTCCTAATGATAGCGATGAACGTTATGATGGCATGCTAGTAGTACGTTCAGAACTAAAAAGTATGTGTTCACATCATCACCAGCCAGTAGCAGGTGTAGCATACATTGGTATTATTGCCGCAGACAAACTAATTGGTCTTAGTAAGTACACACGTATTGCACAGTGGTGTGCTAGACGTGGAACACTACAAGAAGAACTTGCAAATGATATTGCACGTGAAATACAACTAGCAACTGACGCAGAACATCTAGGCGTATACATTCAAGCAACACACGGTTGTTGTGAGAACAGAGGCATTATGGCAACTAGTAGTCTTACACAAACAACTGTACTTAAAGGTAGTTTTAAAGACGATGCTGGTACAAAGAAAGAGTTCTTTGACAACATTAAACTACAACAGGAGTTTGCACGATGAAACTAAGATATTCAGAAGCGTTTTATAGTGTCCAAGGCGAAGGTAAGTTTGTAGGAGTACCTAGTGTGTTCTTGCGTACCTTTGGTTGTAACTTTCGTTGCATGAACTTTGGTCTTGGTAAAAATGAACCTAGTCGTGCAGAGAAACATGCAAACGGTATAAAGTATAATCAAGAAGTAAAAGACTTACTTGATGATGGGATTATTGCAAAGACTGAAAAGTTTAACGATTTGCCTATCATTCATACAGGATGCGATACGTATGCAAGTATCTATCCTGAATTTAAAGACTTTAACAAACTTGCAGAGATTGATCAAGTAGTAGAACATCTACTATCGCTTACCCCAGAAGGTAAATGGACTATGAATAATGGTCAAGATATCCATCTTATTATGACAGGTGGTGAGCCGTTGTTAGCGTGGCAACGTCTTTACGTAGAGCTGTTCGAACATCCACGTATGAGAGATTTAAAAAATGTTACATTTGAAACAAACACTACACAAGTATTACACGATGACCTCTACAACTATCTCAACAATAGTGACAGAATTACAGTCACATGGAGTTGTAGCCCTAAACTTAGCGTTAGCGGAGAATCTTGGGAGGACGCTATTAAGCCTGACGTGGCTCTTAATTATTCCACTGTTGCTGGCAGTGACATTTATCTTAAATTTGTTGTTGCTGATCGTGCAGATATTGAAGAAGCTGGTAGAGCTGTGCAAGCATACCGTAACGTCGGCGTTGAGTGTCCGGTATATTGTATGCCGCTTGGAGGACGCTCGGAAGAGTATGTCCTCAACGTTAAAGAAGTTGCAGAGGTTTGCATGGAAAAAGGATGGCGATTCACCCCTAGACTACACATCAGCTTATTCGGAAATGCCTGGGGAACTTGATGCATTACATGCAATTAAGCAAGAAACAAATGAAAAACTAGATAAAGCAATGAAAGCACCTATTGACCCTACTGACAAAATACGAAAGGCAGGATATTAATGAATAAAGTAAAAGATTGGTTTAATAAAACAGTAGGTAAGAAGCCTACTACCCCTAAAAAAGAAACACATGAAGAAGTTCGAAGAAAAACTTTAGAACTTGAAAAGGTAGCTGCTACTAAAGCTAATAAACCTTGGGTATCAGTAATTGACACACAAATTAATCCTAAAGACATTAAGAACGGATTCTTTGAGCTCGATTGGAATAACGAGTTTATTGAACAACTTCTTGATGCAGGATATAGCGGTGAAACTAACGAACAAATTGTTGACGCATGGTTTAGAACTATTGTTATACAGATGCTTGAAGAAGAAGGAGAGCCAACTGATAGAGGCATGGGGCATATTAAAGTTGTTCCTATGGGCAAAGGTAAGTCGGAAGTTAGTTGACAACAGTTAAGTTTTATGTTATAATAATAGTATAATAATAGAAAAGGCATACTTATGAGTACATACATATTAGTTGATACAGCAAATACTTTTTTTAGAGCAAGGCACGTAATACGAGGTGATCTTGATACTAAAGTTGGTATGGCGTTACATATAACACTTAATAGTGTTAAAAAAGCATGGAATGACTTTAAGGCTGATCATGTTGTGTTCTGCTTAGAAGGGCGTAGTTGGCGTAAGGATTATTATGAGCCTTACAAACGTAACAGGCAAGTAGCACGTGATAAACTTACTGTAACTGAAAGTGAAGAAGATAAAGTGTTTTGGGAGATCTTTGACGAGTTTAAAGACTTTGTTACAACTAAGACTAACTGCACTGTTATGCAACACAAGCAACTAGAAGCAGATGATCTTATTGCAGGTTGGGTACAAGCACACCCTAACGATCATTGTGTTATTGTTAGTACAGATGGCGACTTTGCACAACTTATTGGTCCTAACTGTACACAGTACAACGGCGTTAGTAATACTATTATTACTCACGAAGGCTACTTTGATGATAAGAAACGTGAGCCTATTATTGATAAGAAAACTAAAGAAGCAAAGCCTGCACCGCAACCTGACTTTATGTTGTTTGAAAAGTGTATGCGAGGCGACACAAGTGATAATGTGTTTAGTGCTTATCCTGGTGTACGTAAGAAAGGCACTAAGAATAAAGTTGGTCTTATTGAAGCATACGAAGACAAAGATACTAAAGGGTACAACTGGAATAACATGATGCTACAACGTTGGGTAGATCATGAAGGTGTAGAACATCGTGTACTAGATGACTATCAACGTAATGTAGTACTATGTGACTTAACTGCACAACCAGGTGATATTAGAAGTATTATTAATGATGTTATTGAAGAACATGCAAAGCCCAAAGACATTACACAAGTAGGCATGCGTCTTATGAAATTTTGTGCAAAGTGGGATATGCAACGAGTTGCTGATCAAGCTGTCCATTTTGCTGAACCACTTAACGCGAGGTACCCACTATGACAATAAAAGCAAAAGAAGTTTTAAATGGAAAATTTTGGATCGTTGAAGATGAAGGAGTTAACGTTGGCACATTATCCTTTAGCGATGAAAAGTTTATGCTTAACGATACAAACGGTAAGTGTGTAATCTTTAATAATGCAGATCAAGTATCAAATAGGTTTGGTAGTAAAATTCTTTGGTCTAAGCTAGACATTACTGAAACTTCTGGTAACAATGAAAAATTAGTGCATAATATGCCAACTAGTTGTGTACCATACAATCCTATCTTTGATGTCAAACGTAAATTACCAATGTTTAGCAAATCAAATAAATCTAAAAGTTTATACTGTGCTGGATATTTTATAATTCGCTTTGATAAAGGCTGGGTTAAAAGTTTTTGTCCTAAACTTATTACAATTGAACGCTATGACTTTAGAGGACCTTTTAAAACTGAAATTGAAATGAGAACGGAGTTATCACGTGTCAACAGTCTCTGATCCATTAAACACTACTGCTATTCAAAATTTTATCCAAATGGTAAAATCAGCAGAAGCTTCTAACGCAAAAGAAGTTCGTCTTCCAATCGCACAAGCAAAGAATCTTGCATTTACTCTTGGAATTACCATGGCTAGATTGCACGGCGACTTAGAAAAATTTGTAAAAGAAAACAAAGCAAACGACGATCAAGTAATTGAGGTAAACATGGATGTAGGTGGCAAATGGTAAATGCAGGAGTTTAATCACCATTGTATTATTGATGAAATAAGTTACAACAACCAAGAACTTATAGACTTGTTTAATCGTATTCCTAAAAAATGCGAACTTCCTTGGAATCAATATAAAAATGTAATTAAAGATGCTAATCCAAATCGAGTATATTCTTCGGGACGAAAGTTTCAAAGACGAGGAGAAGGTGGATTAAATGGAATATATACTCCGTTATGGGAGGGTAAACACATGACTGAATATCCTGAAATAAAAAAAATTACTAACCGTTTTAATTTTATAGACCCTATAATACCAGAAGATGTTACATTTATGACATATAATCCAGGATTTACCTTTGCAAACCATACCGATAGATATTTAGAATATAATATTATGTTTCCACTTATTCCAAACGACGGGGGAGAACCTATTACATTCTATAAAGGTAAAGATAAAGATAGAGATGATCCTTTAGGTGTCGAATACACATATAGTTATAACACAACACATCCTACAGTATTCAACGGTAAAACAATACATAGTGTAGATACAATAAAAGAGTATCGTGTAATGCTTAGAATTAAAGTAGCCTCTGAAAAATATGAAGATATGATTATAAGATATAAAGATGGAAAATTCATTAACAATTAACTACGTAGTTAATAGGAAAAAATAGATAAATATACATAGTAATTGAATAAGGATTATATGTATATGAGTAGACCAAAGCCAACTATATTATTAGAAAATATTGATAAGAAGACCTATAAAAGCGAACAGATTTTAGAAGCTGACGCTATATGGGCAGTATTTTATAATAAAAAGCCGTTTAATTTAAAAACACAAAATATACTTACTAGCTACCCAGGGCCAAAATATAAAAAGGTTTCGTTTAGTAATCCTGGTCATGCTATCAATTTATGTAAGAAATTAAACGAATCATTCGACTCTACTAGCTTTACAGTTGTAAAATTAGTTAATGGCGAAGAAGTTGCTAATTTATGAACTGGAAAGAAATCTATACTAAGATATTTTTAAAAGAATCCGGAAAGTCTGTTAACGAATCTACTATGCAAGAATTTATGCCTGTGTGGTGGCAAAATAATAGAAGTAAAGATAAAGGCGGACTACGACTTACTGATCAAGGAATAGAATTTATAATTAGTGAGGTTGATTTAACTACATATGATGTTCCTTTTCCAAAAGACTTTACAATGACTTCAAATACTTTAGTATGGTTAGATGAATTTATTGATTGTCCTTATTGGATTGGTAGACACGGTATAACAGTTACGAACGAAAAGAAAGCATTAGAACTGCATCTTTTCTCAGGTGATGTTAAAAAATATGGAATAAACAAAGCTCTAAATAGACAAAATAAATCATAAAATCTATTAAAAAAGGTTGACTTTTTATCGTAAGGTGTTATACTATATGTATAGTTAGAAATAGGCACTGTAACTTAAAGAGGAATACAAAATGTCAGATTTATCAATGACACGTACTGTTAGCCCAAACAAGGCTAAAAAAAGCATTATTAGAGCATTTAAAAAGAAACGTCCAATCTTCCTTTGGGGACCTCCAGGAATTGGCAAGTCAGATATTATTGGTCAGATTACTAACAGTCTTTCCAAACCACATTTGATTGATATTCGACTATCACTTTGGGAACCTACAGATATTAAAGGTATTCCATACTTTGACAGCAACTCAGGTACAATGGTTTGGGCTCCTCCAGGAGAACTTCCAACACAAGAGTTTGCGGCACAATTCGATAACATCGTTTTGTTCTTAGACGAAATGAACTCGGCAGCGCCAGCAGTACAAGCGGCAGCATACCAGTTAATTCTCAATCGCCGTGTTGGACAATACAAACTTCCAGATAACGTTCTTATTGTTGCGGCTGGTAATAGAGACGCTGACAAAGGTGTTACTTATAGAATGCCTGCTCCGTTAGCTAATCGTTTTGTTCATTTAGAACTAACAGTTGACTTTGATGATTGGTTTGCTTGGGCAGTAGCAAATGACATACACAGAGACGTTGTTGGTTATTTGACTTTTAGCAAAAAAGACTTGTATGACTTTGATCCAAAAAGCTCGTCACGTTCGTTTGCTACACCTCGATCCTGGTCATTTGTGTCCGAACTATTAGAGGACGATGATGACGAGAGTACTACTACAGATTTAGTTAGTGGCGCAGTTGGCGAAGGCCTAGCTGTGAAATTTAGTGCTCACCGCAAAGTTGCGTCAAGCATGCCTAATCCAACAGATATTTTGGACGGTAAAGTAAAAGAGCTAAAGACTAAAGAAATCAGTGCCATGTATTCCTTAACAGTCTCGCTCTGTTATGAGCTAAAAGAAGCGTCAGACAAAAATGATAAAAAGTTTGATGCTAAAGTAAATAACTTCCTTCGCTTTGCAATGGATAATTTTGATACTGAATTAGTTGTAATGGGTATTAAACTTGCTCTTACACAATACGGTTTACCAATTGATCCAGATGAAGTAGAATGTTTTGATGAATTTCATGAACGGTATGGAAGATATATTACTGCCGCACAAAAGGCTTAACGGTGAAATGAGTTTGGGCGTTCTCAATAAAAACGTCCATTTTCTCTTGACAAAACTCGTAAATACGTGTATACTGTAAGTATAAACAATAAAGGAATGGCATATTATGAGTGTAGCAGGTAAGAAAAACTGGGAACCAAATCCAACTATTACGCCTAGCGAACTAGCTATAATGCGAACAGACGTTCTTGATCGTATTATTATTGCAAGAGTAGGCTTGTTATTACGACATCCATTTTTTGGTAATATGGCAACTCGATTACAAATTAAAAGTGCAGATGATTGGCTTCCTACTGCCGCTGTAGATGGTCGTAACCTTTATTTTAACACCCAATTCTTTAATGCAATGTCTAACAAAGAAATTGAATTTGTTATTGCACACGAAATTCTACACTGTGTATTTGATCACTTAGGACGTAGAGACGATCGAGATCCAACTATTTATAATATTGCCGCAGATTATATTGTCAATAATTTACTAGTACGTGATAGTATTGGCACAAAGCCTACATTTATTGATTGTTATCAAGATTTTAAATACGAAACTTGGTCTAGCGAAGCAGTGTACGATGATATTTTTGAACAAGCTAAAAAGAACGGCGAAGAGTTTTTAAAACAACTTGGCGAAATGTTAGACGAACATATTGATTGGGAAGGTGACGGCAACGAAGGTCAAGGACAAAGTAATGGGTCTGCAGACAATAAAGAAAGTAAAAGTCAACCTGTTTATTCTAAAGAAGATTTAAAAAAGATCAAAGACGAAATTAAAGAAAATATGATATCTGCGGCACAATCCGCTGGTGCTGGTAATACTCCTGGCGAAGTTCAACGTATGATTAAAGAACTTACAGAGCCTAAAATGAATTGGCGCGAACTACTACGTCAACAGATTCAAAGCACTGTACGAAATGACTATACTTTTAGTCGTCCTAGTCGAAAAAGTCAAATGACTGGAGCTATTTTACCCGGAATGAATTTTTCTGAAACTATTGATCTTGCTGTTGCTATAGACATGAGCGGATCAATTGGTGATGTGCAAGGCAGAGACTTCTTAAGTGAAGTTAAAGGTATTATGGAAGAGTACCAAGACTATAACATTAAGTTGTGGTGTTTTGATACAAAGGTATATAACGAACAAGACTTTGTTGGTGATGACGGGAATGACTTGTTAGACTATCAAATTATGGGAGGCGGTGGCACCGACTTTGATTGTAATTGGGAATATATGAAAGAAACAGGACACGTTCCTAAAAAGTTTATTATGTTTACAGACGGATACCCCTGGGGTAGCTGGGGTGATGAAAATTATTGTGATACAATATTTATTATTCATAGCAACCGTGATAAGAGCTTGCAATCACCGTTTGGGTTAACTGCACATTACGAGGAAGAAGCCGCTTGAAATTAAAAGAACCAAATGCATTAAATTTTTTTAAAATGAGGCAATTAGAAAGTATTCCTCCTCATTTTGAATTTATATCTATTCCATTAACCTATAATTTACAAACTAGTATTGAAAAATGGATACATATTAATTTAAAAGGAAGATACTATGTTGGAAAAACTATAGACGTAGAATCTTATACTAATACAATACAATCTGTAATAAAGATTGGATTTGAAGATGGCAAAGAAATGAGTTATTTCACTTTGGCATGTCCACATCTAAAATATAAGTAAATAATACTGAAGGAGAAAAACTTATGAGCGAAGACGCAAATATAAACGAACTAGGAGATATTTCAATGGCACCAACAGAAACAGGTGATGTTGCCGCACCAACAACTGCAGCAGATAATTCTTTAGAATTAACAGTAAACGACCTACAATTGTTACGTCAGGTTATTGATATTGCTACATCAAGAGGTGCATTTAAAGCAAACGAAATGGTAACTGTAGGTACAGTTTTTAATAAGTTAGAAACATTTTTAAATGCTATTGCACAACAGCAAAAGCAAGGAGGAGAATAAAATGCCGTTTAAACACGTAGGAAGAATTTCAAAAAGTAAATCAAAGGTTGTTGTAGCATATAGAACTATCCCCGGAGACTCAAGTTCTGCTGTTATAGTTAACACTAATTCTCTTAATGCAGACGAGCACGATACACTTATGCGAGTTGTAGAATCTGAGGCTGGCCAAAGTGCAAATGAGTTTGCAGAAATTATGGCAAGGTCAAGTCTGCCAGACGGTAGAAATATGCTACAGGCATTCCATACCACTGGTAAGATGATGAAAGTTGCAGTTGACGAAGTTGAAATGCAGCCTGATCATAAAACAGTATTACCACTAAGTGAGCTTAATAATTTAATTGCACAACAAAGAGGTGTAACGATTGACGAATTAGCTATTGCTCCAAATGATGTTCCAAAAGGAGCAAAAGCAACACCAGTAGCATCAATGGAAACTGCTGATATAGCAACTCCTGCAGCTAATGCATCTGAAGTATTGTCAGATACTGACTTGGCTGCACAATTTCGTAGTCAAGCTGATTCGTTGTATAAAGAAGCTAAATCATTAAGAGCACAAGCTGAAGAATTAGTGCCAACTGTTAAAAAATCTAAAGCAACTACAAGTGCCAAAGGATAAAACCAAACTTCCGAAGCATGTTATAGACCTCTGGCCCGATATATTTAAAGATATTGATCTTAAAGTTGTGCCGTTAGAATATTTGCATTCTATTAGAGTTGTATTTAACGATGGCAAAATTTGGGATATTGATATCCAAAATTCAAAAGGTGAAGATGGTAAAGAAATAAATGTACAAGAAGAGCTTGAAGGTTTATTTGCTGAGTATGAACAAGAAATTTCAAATGTTGACTTTAGGTTAGATACCGAACGAGTAAAATCTGACATTAAAAAGAGGACTGCTCTTTTTATGAAAAAAAGAAGATAAGCATGAAGGCTTTTGTTATAATACATGATGCCCCATCTGACTCATGGTTTTACCAAGTAGCAACAAATTATACAAAGTTAAATTTTGACTACTGTATGGCAGATCGATTTAATGAAAATTCTGAATGGAAATTCTTTGAATCAAATACTCCTATACAAGAATGTTTAGAAGGTTTTGAATTTACTATTGTAGTTAAAGCTGGTACTATTTTTCCTTATTCGTTTTATCAAAGAAAACTTGAACCAAGGTTAGGTAAACATAAAATTACTAACATAGGACCTGTTAAAGTTTATCATTCATCTAATACATTACCCAACGAAGGACAGCTTAAAGTATCTTATCATTTTCCTTATATAGATGCAACAGACGAAAACACATTTGCTCATACACACGATCGGGCAATAGATATATTACTAAAAAATTCTAATCTAGCGTATATTGTACATAACGAGATACCTAAACCTATATACAAACTTAATAAACCTATTAATTGGGCAATGACTGTAAGTTCTGGTTTTTATATTAACTTCCTATTATCAGATGCAGGGTTTGATCATAACACTATTGTAAATCACGTAGACATTAGTAAAAGCAGTTTAGCAGTAAGAAAGTATACTATTGAAAACTGGAACGGCATTGATTATTTACATTGGATAGATCATTTATATGAAAAATTTCCGTTATTAGATATTTTTAATAACGGTCAATTTAAACGTGGTCATTTACCAACACACACTGTACTAGATCATATGTGGGAAAAATGGACACAATCAGAATGGATTGTGCATTGGCAAGAATATCAAAAATGTCAACATAGTTATCATGTTTGTAATTTTGGAGACATTGATAGTTTTAAACGTATTTTAAGTGAACAAAAAAGATATGACTCTAGTGTATTTTGGTACAACGGTGCGTTAAAAAGAATGCCTGCAAATATAAATAAAACTAGTAAACAAAGTCATAAACATGCACAATCATTTATACAATTGCTAGTTGACTACGATCCTAATATGCTAGTTTATGGATCAGATCATTGTTGTGCAAAATTTAACGGTATTACTTCTATAGATGCGTTAAACAATATGTCTATAGACTCAAGAGAAGAATTATGGAAAGTAATATAATAGCATGAATTTTTATGATATAGAATTTAGTAGAAACCCATTAAACATGTGGAATAAATTAAAAACTAAGTCACCGGTTAAAAAAGAAGGTTATAATAGTCTATATGATTTCTGTAAGGCAACTAGTAGATATCATTTTGATGAAACAGTAGATGATATTGCACAATTAGATACAGACTGTCCTCCAATTATACCAATCGGAAATATTGCCGGAGATTGGGATCAAGAAGTAAAAAAATTAAGCAAAGAAACTACTCCTGCAACATTTGGATTCAGGACTACAACTCGTGCAGATATAACAAATGCATGGGAAGAAAACGATTTTAAAAAATGGGGATACAATATCGACGGAGGCTATACAATAGCTAACAGAACAATACGCCCAGAACTAGAAGAAAGTTTACAATTTATTGTAGATTCTTTTGGTTTTGAAAAACCTGGTGTTGTAAAATTTGATGTGCAAATGCCTGGGCAATGTTTTTACTGGCACTTAGATAACTTTGGCGGTGTTCTTAAACGCCGAAGAAAAGAATATAATAAGTCCGACGAGGGCGACTTAGACCAACGTAAGGTTATGCGAACTGTGATATTTTTAGATGATCAACAGCAAGGTCAAGTTTGGCAGCAAGGTAATTTATTATTAGGATGGAAACGAGGAGATATAATTACTTGGCCATGGCGAGATATTCCACACGGTACATGTAATTATGGACATAAACCTAGACCAGTATTAAATATTACCGGCATATTAACTGATAAAACTAGAGAATTCTTAACCAGTATTAAGAGAGTTTTATAAAAACAAAGATAAAGTATTATTGTTATTGGCATAAATACATGTAAGAAACTATATTTCAGGAGTTCTATAAATGGCTTTAAGACTTAGACGTGGTACCGATGCAGAAAGACTGCTTGTAACCCCTGTAGAGGGTGAATTAGTATACACCACAGATACAAAACTAATATTCGCAGGCGATGGTTCAACAATCGGCGGCACACTAATTGCTGGATTAAACAGCATGGCAGCAGATACAACACCACAGCTAGGTGGAAACCTAGACTTAAACAGTAAAAATATTACAGGTATTGGTAATATTAATATTGACGGGACTATTACTGCACCGCAATTTGAAGGTAACTTACATGCCGATGATAGTACAGTAGCATTTAATAGTGCCACAAACAGTTTAACAATTAACGGTTTAAATATATACGGCGATATAGATTTAACAGAATCAACTAATACACTTGATGTATTTTCTAATCATGCTAGTACTGTTAGTTCGTTAATTTTAAATAGATCAAAAGGCACAAAGGCAGCACCAACTGCATTAATTGACAACGATAATATTTTTAGTATTAAATTTAAAGGACACACTGGATCAAACTATCTAGGCGGTTCAGAAATTACTTCCGATGTCGATGGTACTGTAACATCAACTATTTTACCAAGTGACTTATCATTTAAAGTAACAAATGTTAGTGGGTCAACTCTTACACCTTTAAAAATATTAGCAAACGGAAATATATTAATTGATGCTGGTGCTGACGAAACCACTTTACATAATTCTAATCTTGGAATATACGGCGGTGGTAACACTCGAACTGGTATTAGAAATGTCAGTATGAATAGGTCACGAGGAACTATATTAGCTCCAACAACTGTACTTGCTCGAGATAATGTTTTTCAACAAAACTTTAATGCATATGACGGATATAGTTATATTCGAATAGGAAATATAAGAGCAGAAGTTGGTGACACACCTGTTTCTCAAGGTGTAGCGAGTGGTAGACTACGTTTTAGACTTCCTCTTGCTGACGGAGTTGAATCAACATTTTTAGACTTACGCGGAGATAAAGGTTCTGTTCCTTATATTCGAGTATACGGAACTTTTGAAAATCCCAATCATCAATCAGTACTTGGCGATGTTAACATATTCCAAAACAGAATCTGGACAGAAACATCAAACTCTGATTTAGAAATACAAGCTGCTGGATCAGGCGATGTTGTAGTATCTAACGGTTTCCGATCAGACGGCGTTAAAATTGAAGGCAACACTATTAAAACTGTTGATTCAAATGCAGCGTTAGAGTTATCAGCTTCTGGAACAGGTATTGTATCGGCAACAAATTTAATTGCTGTTAATTATATGCAGTTACCTGTTTATGCAAATGATGCCGCTAGAGGATCAGCTATTGCTTCACCAAACGCAGGTATGATAGTATTCAATACAACAGGAACTAAGTTCCAAGGATATACCGGCTCAACTTGGGTAGATCTTAACTAATTAGTTGTTGACTTTTAATTGTTTTCATAGTATAATAAACTATGAAACAATCTAATCCTATAATTGTGATCAACGCTAACATGGGTTCGAAAGGACACCAACTTGGTAGACTTATTGCGAGTTGTACTAATGTACTATGGTACGATGACTCAAGCAATGGTAGTAATCCTTGGGAACCTTGCAACGGAATATTAAATTATCAACTAAGTAAATTTCATTTTGATAGAAGATTTAGCGATAATTCTACAATACCGCCTGTATTAGATTTTGCAAAAAGAAGCGGACTAGTAGAACGTCCTAATATTCCATATAATCTTTGTACTAAAAACAATTATCTTATCTATGTTACACACAGTAATTTAAAAGAATCCCGTGAATATTTTAACGGGAAACATGTAGTTGTATTAAATGCAGATATAAAAAGATTTTTTGCTACTAGCTGGAACTTTAGAGTAGGTAAAACAAAAGAGCTTATTAGTGACTTATATACAATAAAAGATGTACATACTATGCTAGAAGGTACTTTAGACAGCTATAAAGCTCATCTAAGCAACGAAGACTTTGTTATTAGCAGTGTAGACGACTTATTAGACGTACAAGCGTTTAAGGAGCTTTGTAGCAAGTTTAATTTACAATTTAACAAGGAAGCATATAATAAAGTGTGTAAATTTATAAAACAATGAAGATAGTACCTATTACTAATAACTTAATACCTGCATTAGAAATATTTTGCCAACAAGCAAAAGATATTGGATATGAAAATAATACTAGTTTAGAAGCAATGAAATTTAATTGGTGTAACGATTGGGGTAAATGGTTTTGTGCAATTAAAAATAATAAAATAATTGCGGTGGGAGGATGCCATCCGTTGCCAGAAGTTTCTCCAGATGCGTGGCGTATACTATTTAGAGGATGTGAACTTCCTAATAAAGATACACATAAAGGGTTAAGTAGATATAATTGGTATAGTATAACTTGGAGAGAATTTATTCCACAATTTATTAAGTGGTGTCCTAGTAAAGAGCTATATATTACTACTAACATTGATAACGAACATTCGAATGGTAAGGCAACTCGTAATCATAAACTAATGGGATTACTTGCAAAGCAAAATATTTTAGATAAGCATAACGACATGGTGTTATATTATACTGAGCAAACTGTATGGAAATTAAATATCAGTGAATATACTCGCCGAAGGAAGGAACTAGATGAAGTGGGACATAGACTTTAAACATTTAACTAAAGTTAAATCAAACTATTTTAAACATTTATATTACGCAACAAAATTTAACTTTGTTAGTTTATTAATTTTTATAACAGGAACAATACACAGTATATTTCCTTTTATATTTGCTTATACCCCATATAAACTTGCAAAATATATAGTTGACGAAACGGAAAAACATCTTGGAAAGCCTGAAAAAACATCTAAGTAATGGAGTTTCTATTAAGTCTAGCGGAACAACTGGACCTCCTAAAGATATATTTAGAACACCTCAAAATTTAAAACAATGTAATCGTGTAGCAGTAGACTCACAAAAAATTACAAAAAATTCACGTATCTATACAGTATGTAAAATGGATCATGCTGGAGGAATGTTAGCACAGACGTTACCTGCAATTAGTGTAGGGGCCGAAGTTGTTATTGACGATTTCAATGCAAAAAGATTTATTAAAGAAATACACAAGTATACGCATACTCATCTAACTCCAAGACAAGCAAAAATCATTATGAATACAAAACATTTTACAAAAATGAATTTGTCAAATATTTGGGTTACTTGCGGAAGTGACGATGTACCTTGGAAAACTATATCAGCGTTTGTAAAACAAGGGGCAACATTTATGGCAAATTGGGGTATGAGTGAAATTGGGCCGTGTGCAATTAACGCTGTATTTTCAAATTTAGAATACGTTGAAGCACATCAAAAATGGTCGCCTGATAACTTGCCTATACTAGGCGAAGATATGTATTGTTTGTACAAAATAGAAGATGGGCAATTATATGTTAAAGGTGATATTTGTATACATGATGGTTGGTTTGCTACTGGTGATTTAGTTGAAGAAAAACATAAAATTCCACCTCACAGATATTTTCCAATACTCTATTATGCAGGTAGACTGTCTTAACAAATTCCCATAAAATTTCGACCAATTATAGTATTTAATGCTAGTTTGTAGTCTCCAGTATTAGACCTCCAAATAGTTTTAAACACATCATATAACTTTGGATCTAATTCTAAAAATTCTTCCAAAGTTAATGTATCAAGCCGCAATCCAAGTTCTAAAAATAATTCATCTAAAGTAAACTTTTTTAAATCTTTAAAAAAATCTAAAATGTGTTTATTTTCTATTGCTATTTGAGTACGCATACCGTTGTCATCTTTGTACCAAGTATAATGTGGATACGAGATATCCCATCCGCCGCAGACATGCCACCAATCAAAACACTCTTCATTAGTTCTATATACTGCTATAAATTTTGCATCAGGAAACATTTCTTTTAATAAAGGAAGATGATATGCAAACCAATGGCTTTTTATTATTTTAACTCCGGGCTCCCAGTTAGAAAATGCTTTTTTAAATTCAGTAATCACTTGTTCTTTAGACATTAGATCTAACCTATCAAAAGTGTGTCCAAGTTCGTGATCAGGTCCCCAATATGCTCCTCTGTGCCAACCCCTAGCTACAGGCTTTCCTGTTTTAGGATGTATTGCTATGTGATCGTATAATCGAGCTTCAGTTTCATCACTTCTGTTAATATTAATATTAGAAGTTAATATACGTAATTGACCACTCCATTGGCTTCCTGGCGCACCAGTTGCTATAATTAGATCCTTTCCTGTATAATCAGAATTCATTTTTTATTCCTTTAAGTATAAAATCTGCCATTATTTTATGAGATAACACTCCGGGATGAAACCTATCTCTTGATAAATCTACTGCTACTTTAGTTGATTCAAACGGTATTGATATCATGTTATTAAATGTTGGTACCATTGATTGCCACGCTCTTCTTTCACAGTATGCTAATATTAATTTTGCTTTTGGAAATAATCCTTCTAAAAAATAATCAAACATTTTTAAACAATTAATATCCGACTCAGTAAAATATTTTTTGTAGCCTTCTTCTTTTTCAGGATTTTTTAATTTATAAATTTGACGCAAAGCATGACCGTATCCTTGTATAAATCTAGTATCGTTTAAAATAACATAGTCAGGATTAAAGTTTTTATATGCAATTAATGGATCAACTAAATCAGTAAGGCTATCAGCAGCACTTAGATTAATATAAGAAGCATCTAACTTACTAGCAACGATAAATGGAAAACTTTCTTCAACATTAATACCTGTTCCTAAACACAAACTGCCGCCGCCAAATATTATTTTTGTATTAGCATTGTAATCAGGTTCAGGGCCTCGAAGTCCTAAGCTATTCCAGCTATACTTAATATCAGTTCTAATTATATCATCTTGTATCAAGTGCGATGTAAAAACATCACGCCCGCAGCCGCCGACGTAAGGTTTAGACTTTTCAATATTATCCTTACCATTCCAAAGATCAATTGTATTTGGAATATTAAACAAACTTTTTGAACTAGACCAACGGCTAACAGTATCGTCTGTTTGTGTTGTAATTTCTTTCATTAGTTCAGACATTAATAATAAGATCCTTTGAACCGTTGTTCATTAACTCTGTAAACTTATCATTTATAAATCCAGTAGCTTGTAATGTAATTCTTGGTGTGTAACCCATATTAGAAGCGGCATGCGGCATGTTACACCAGTCATACACTAAACACTCCCCTGCATCATATCCTTGATAATAAGTGTTTCCAAATTGCCATACATGGCCGTAATCCCACGGCGTCAAACTAATTAATATCCTACGAAGCATTAATGGATTTTTATCTGCACCAGAGGATATCCATTTCTCTCTCCATTCTGGTCTTGCGTACCTCATTTGTTGATCAATATGGAAAGGAGTAACTTCTCCTAGACGCTGTATATGCACTCGAGATTGATGAATGTCGTACATTCCAACTGCTTCAAGCATTCTAAAAAAAATAGCTGTATCTGGATGAGTATCTCTCTTTTCGTTATGAGCAATTTGATGATGATACATGCAAGATACATCATCTTTGCCCGATGCACGTTTTATATCCATTAGTTCACCATCATGTAAATCTTTGTCTTGCTGACTTAAATTACGTGGTCTATAATTTCCTATTGTGTGTTCTTTACATTTTCTAAGAGCTCTTTGTATTCCTGGTTCCCAGTCACCTTTAAATTTACACATTACTGTAAAAGTTTTTTCCTGTGGATTAGCTTTTGAATCAAAATGCCAAGTTGATCTTAATTTATTATGATACCATCTACTAGGAATACCATCAACTGTATAAACATTCATATTTGATTCTTTATGACGTGCTAGTTGTTCGTCTGAGTACATATCATCTTGATAGTTGCTATCAGTAATATTAACACCTTCTTCAATTGGTGGCACTGTATCAGGAATTAAATTTTTAACTAAATCTCCTGAATAGTAATTTATATTTTTGTCGTTACCTTCAACAGATTTCTTAAGAGTCTTGTTTGCATCATCTGCATAATTTTTCATTGTTATTACTCCTTAAAATTATAACTAGAGATGTTAACATCATATTTAAATCGGTAGGTAAATTCGTTTAATTGTCTAGGACTATTTTGTTCAATAGAAGACATATAAAAATCAAACCAGTCAAATTCTTGTTTAGATTCTATTTGCCAACGTTCTTTCCAGTAGTGCCTATTAATAACATCTATTTTTAAATTATTTTGACCAACAAATTTATTTGCAGCATCTACTTCTTGTTTAATACAAGTTTTTAAATTGTCATAATTTTTATAATATGTATGGTAATCTGGGTATGTAATTGATTCAAATCCTCCAGCGCCTTTCCATCCTTGGAAGCAATTTCGTTCTGTACGAATTACTAATATTATTTTACTTAATGGAAATGTTTCTTTAATATAATCTAATTGTAAACTAAAATGATGACACTTAACTATTCTATACTTGTCCCATGTTTTATCTGAATATGCTGCATCAATCTCTGAAACAATTTCTTCTTTTGATAATGAGCTTAATTGATCAAATTTATGACCATGTTCATTACCTGGTCCCCAATATGCTCCTAGGTGTTGTACCGGAACTGATGTATGTGTATAAACTCTATCATCTCTATAGTCTGAATTATTAATCGGAGTGATCTTATTTTTTGCAATTATATTAGATACTGCACTCCATTTACTTCCTGGCGCTCCAGTAAAGAATATTAGTTTACTTTCGTCAAACATTAACTATTTCCTATTATTGTAATATTATTTATTAAGGTTTAAAAAACTCAAAATATAAACGGTCACCGTTATCTTGTTTGAACTTTTCTAATTCAAGATTATGTTTCTTTGCAAGTTCGTATGCAACTTCAAATGTCCAAGGAAAGATATCAACATATGGGCCTTTTGGCCACAAGTGTCCTGGATTAGCTCTAAAGTACATTCTACCACCTGGCATTAAAATCTCAACGAGTTTTGAAAATCTTGTATCAATATCATTCCTATCGCCAAAGTTAAGACTACCAAATACAATAATATGGTCGTAACTCTCTGGCTCTACAGCAAAGTCTAATATATCAACCATATAGTCTGCACTATTATTAAAAGGGTCAATGCCAATAAGATTGTTTATTCTATTTTTAAACGGATGATATCCGCACCCAAAGTCTAGTACTGCTTTTGGATTTTGACTGTTAATAAGCTCAACTAAACCCCATCCGCTGTATTGATATTTTTCTGTTGATGGTTGCCAAATTTCTCCAAAGAACCTATGCATGTATTTTTTATCAAGATCTTTTGTTAAATCAGCAACTGTCATATCAACACTTTCAATATCAAGACTTAACTTAGACGAAACACTAGCTTTAAACTTTCTTAACCTAGCAGGTGTCCACGGTAATGATCCAATATAGGTATCAACTGAGATCTTTTCATAAATTTCACTATACTTAGGTAAATTGAAGGAGTTCTTTAAATTTTCGTCTAATAAACTAAAAATTCTGGTATTCATAAAATTTTCTCCTTTTTGCTAAATAAAAGTATGGAAGATAAAAAAAAGTTCACTTTTAACAATTTTTTTATTCTCTTCATATAATTACTTATGTTAGGATGTAAATTTAAGGTTTAGGTCTGAACATAGAATCATAATAAACAATAGGAGAAAATTTATGAAAAAACTAATTATTGGGGCGTTTGTAGCTCTAAGTATGACAGCTACAACAGCTATGGCTGATTATACATTAATCGTTCCACAAGCACCCGGTAAAGGTACAAGTGTTTGGGGCGAGATTATTGCAAAGAATTTAGAGAAATTTATTGGGGAACCAGTAGTAGTTCGTCACATTCCAGGTGCGAGAGATATTCCTGGATTTAATAAATTCCACAACAAACTACGTTTTAACGACAAAACAATTATGGTTGCACACGGTGGTAATGGTGTGTCATACTTGTTAGACGATGTTGATTATAACTATTACGATTATGATCTAATTGGTTCTATGAACAATGACATCGTGCTTGGTAAGCAAGCAGGTAAAGACGAAAAGTCCGGTACATGGACTATTGCAGGCGGATCAGGTTTTGAACCAGATGCTGCGGCAGCGGCAATGTTACTATGTGGCCCACAAGGCAATAACACAGTAGCTGAGTATCTTGCTTGTTGGAGAGAGCGTGTTGTATGGGTTAACGGTGTTTCAGGCGGTGAAAAGCGTCTTGGATTTAAAAACGGTGAATTTGATATTGCACGTGAAAGTCCAGCAGCTTGGAAGCGTTTCTACACAGGTATTGAAGGTAACGAACTATGGTTCACACATGGTATCCTAGACTTAGAAAACAATGTACAAATGAACGATCCAAACTTTCCAAATACACAGTTTGAAGATGTATATGCAAGTCTATGGGGAGAACAACCAAAAGGCGATTTGTATAATGCATACAAACTTACTCGTAACTGGCGTGATGCAATCCAAAAGTCACTTTGGATGAACAAAGGTAATCCAAACAGTGCAAAGGTTAAAGCAGCTGTAACTGCGATGATTAACGATCCAGTTGCAAGTGCAGAAATTTATGCAAAGACAGGCGTTTATCCTTGGATTCAAGATGGTCCAGCATTATTAGCAGCACTGAAATCTTTGATTACAGAAAAAGCTCTTAAAGATGCGGTTACGTGGAACCAGGAAGCATACGGCTTTCCATCAATTTATAAGCCAGAATTACTCAAGTAAGAAGGACTAAACTATGGAATATGTTATCTGGGCACTAATTGGCACCCTATACGGAATGCTAGTAGGTATTATACCAATTGCTGGTGTAACTACTGCCCTAATAACTGTTTTTAGTATGGGAGCATACTTTATGGCCGACCCCTATTTGGGGTTGGTCTTTCTGACTGCTATAGTTGCAAGTTGTGCTAGTGCCGATAGTTATACAAGTATCTTAACTGGTATACCCGGTGCAAGCACAACAGCAGCCTGTGTTATTGATGGTTATCCTATGGCAAAGAAAGGCCAAGCAGCAAGAGCAATGGGAATTGCTATTACCGACTCTACATTTAATGGAGTTATATTTGCAGCATTAGCTTTCTTCTTACTTCCTTATTATGGAAAGATTATAGTATTATTTGGACGTCCGGAATTTCTGGGCTTTATGACAATGGCTCTAGCCTGTGTAGGATTTGTAGCTAGTAAGAATGTTTTCTTAAGTATATGTGCAATTATATTTGGATTATGTGTAGGTATGGTTGGCGAAGATGTAGTAAGTAATCCTAGACTAACATTTGGTTGGGAATATTTACAAAACGGAATTGGCATGGTAGTTTTATTATCAGGACTATTTGGAGTTCCAGAATTATTAGACGGATTTAGACGAGGATTAAAATCAGCTGCGCCGCCAATGGAAGGAAACTACTTTGAAGGTTTAAAAGAAGGCTTTGGTGATTGTAGACGACATTGGAAAGATATGGTTCGCGGCGGACTAATTGGATTTGTTACTGGACTACTACCAGGAGTAGGAGGAGCAGTAGGCGACTTTTTAGCATACGGTGCAACTAAAGCTGCACACAAAGAAAAACAAGAGATACCATTTGGTGAAGGTAATCCAATTGGACTATTAGGGTGTGAAGGAGCAAATAATGCACAGAAAGTATCTAGTATGATACCTGCTTGTTTGTTTGGAATACCTGCGGCACCTTTTGCGGCAATGGTTATGGCAATTTGTATGTACTTTGGTATGGAAATTGGTACACCGGATTTATTAAACGATATAAACTTTACACATAGTTTAGCATTTGGATACATTTTTGGAACAATAGGTGTAGCATTACTAAGTATATTCTTATACAAATATATTCTTAAGATATTAGAAGTTCCTTTTTGGATTTATGCAATGTTTATTCTAGTAGTTATAGTATGGGCAAACATGCAATACACTGGTGGGTGGGAAGACTTTGCTCTACTCGCTATACTAAGTGCAATTGGTGTAGTATGCAAACACTTTAATATTAGTAGACCGGCAATCCTTGTTTCATATGTTGTAGCATTTAAGATTGATGAATACTTTTGGGGAACACTACAACTGTACGGATACAAACAATGGAAACCAGGACTAACTTCTATGGAAGGATTTAGGTGGACTGAACTATTTAACATTTATAATCATCCTATTTTTCTTGTATGTATTATAATTGCAATAGGCATATTCATAAATAGTTTAGTAAGAAAAGATAAAGGAATCGATTATACATGACACATAATACAAATTGGAATAAACCATTAGCAGACCCAAGTAAATACAACAGTAATTGGGATTGGACTGTGGATCACAGTGAATATCACTTTAATGACAGTATACAAGATCAACCTGGTGATTGGTTTGATGTACTTGGTGTATTTCAAGGTAACTGGACTGCTGAAAGAGAAGCACTTGTTTCTGCAACAAAACCAGTTAACTGGGCAACACGTAAGTTTTATGGAGAAAGCGAAAAAATATCTCCTATGATAGACCAAGAAGAATATGACATTGAACAAGGCGGCGGTGATCCCGAAACGCTTATGCTAACTAATATGAATGATGATTGGGATAACTTTCCAACACTGTATAGTATGATGGATTATTTTGGTTTAAAGGTTAGTAACGTTAATGGCGCAAAAAAACGTGCTCATGTTCAACTAACTGGACAAATGTTTAATTTGCATATAGATAAACTTTGGGATAGATGCTCTAAAGACCCCGAACAAGTAGCCCGCATTACTATTATGCTTGACGATTGGAAACCTGGGCAATTTTACATGTATGGCAACTATATTTACAGTCACTGGAAAGCCGGAGAAGCTCATATATTTGATTGGCCAAATGTTCCACATTGTACTGCAAATGCAAGCAATACACCACGAGCTGTACTACAAGTTACAGGATTAAAAACAGATCGCACTAGAGAAATACTAAAAAATGCAAGTAAGGATAGAGTATTCAAACTTGCCTAAACTAATTATATTAACTGGACCACAAGGTTCTGGTAATCATTTGTTTAGTAAAGTGTTAGCACTTAATCCAGTTGTACATGGTTGGCAAGATTTACTTGATGAATATTGGATCGGTCATGATAAAGAACCATTTGCAAAATACTGGGCTGATCCTGAACAACTGGACAAGTTTGATTGGTCGCAAAGCAAAGTATTTGTAACCAGCATTAGTTGTCCTTATGCATTAAATGGTGAGTATGTAAATCCTAACTACGCTTCTTTTATTAAACAGGCAAGCAAATATGTAGATATACAGGTTGCAATTATTGCAAGAGATAAAACTATTGTAGAATCACAGCAAGAACGTGTTAGAGGACAAATAACACTTCCTAACTTTTATGACAATATGGACTTACTAACACAATATCCTCATATATTTGTAAGTCAAGAAGCATTAAAAATGTACGGTATTTGGTACTTGCATTATGTAGAACGTGAACTAGGATTACCTGAAAGTGCAATAACAGTTCATCACAACAATATATTGAGCGATGATGCAAATTGCAAATATATTAAAAACGTTAGTGAACAAACTTTAGATAAAATAGCACAAAAAGCAAGCAGTAAATGGCGATAAATCACGTTACAATAATCAAATACACTAGTGCAATATTCATTCTCTCTGCTATGGTTTTGCATGTTGCAGGCATAACTCCATGGAACAGCATACTACAGATGATAGGTGCTAGTGGCTGGATTTATGTAGGATATAAATGGAATGAAAAAGCCCTTATACTAAACTTTCTACCTCAGTTTGCTATTATTATTCCAATGTTAGTATACATGTATTTTTTATAAAATAAATACTATACATGAGGGAACCTAAAATGTTTGAAAAACTTGATGCAGCAAGATTAGATTATTTTTCTACGAGAGACCATAAGGTAATGCAGAGAAAAATACGAAATATGACTGCATTAACATCTAATATTATAAGTACTTTTGATAAAGAAGCAAAAATTATTGATGCTGGTTGTGGTGGGAATCAATACCAAATGCATTTTCCTAATTTAATAGCATTTGATCCTGTAGATTATGGAAATCAACATTTTGTTAGTAGTATCTTAGATGCAGACATAGATCAAGAAAGTCAAGATGGAGTATTATGTTTAGGGGTACTTCATGAATGTCCAGATGATTATATTCAAGCGAATATGGAAAAAATGTTGTCTTGGATTAAGCCAGGTGGTAAGCTAGTTATGAAACATAAAGCAACACCATTAACGTATAAAATTAATCACCCATATATAGATACTTTAAAAGCCCAAGGTATGTGGGATAAAGAAAAAATAGATGAATATACTAACATGTATAATTTAAAACTTAACTGGATAGAACCATGGAGAGTAACTAGGCAGCAACAATTTTATCATAAAAAAGTTAATCCTCTAGAATTAGTAATTGATGGATTTATTTGGTGTTGGGAGAAAAATGAAACAATTTAAAGAATTTGAACTTGGTAAAGCTGAAAAATTTAAATTAAAAAAATCTAAGCAGAGAATGTATCGTCGCAATGTAGTACATGGTAAGGATTCTTCGCCCTTACTATTTTCTATTAATTTATTAGATACTTTTGATAAAGAAGCAAAAATTGTTGATGCTGGTTGTGGTGGGAATCAATACCAAATGCATTTTCCTAACTTAATAGCATTTGATTTTGTAGATTACGGAAATCAACATTTTGTTAGTAGTATCTTAGATGCAGACATAGATCAAGAAAGTCAAGATGGAGTATTATGTTTAGGGGTACTTCATGAATGTCCAGATGAGTATCATGAACCAAATATAAAAAAAATGTTGTCTTGGATTAAGCCAGGTGGTAAGCTAGTTATGAGAGGCAAAACACAAAGAGAAACAACGACTGATTTTAATCAAGGTTATTGGTCAGAAGAAAAAATAGAAAAATTTAGTAATAAATTTAATTTATCCGTAGTATGGAATACTACGTATCAAGCTGTTCACGGGCACACATATATGAATACTACGTATCAAGCTGATTGCGGGCACACAAATATGTATCAAGCCCAAGGGCCGTTGGGATCTTTAGGCTATATTTGGTGTTGGAGGAAAAATGTATAAAAAGATTAAAGATCACTTAGAAGAAACAGAGTGGAATTATTGGAAGCATTTGCATCATAGTATCCAACAAAGCAATAAGTTAATAGGGTGTGCTATTAAATCTTATATACATGGAATATTTCCATGTTGGTATAAAGCAGATGGCCCTGTAACTATTGCAAAAATGTATCATCAAATTAATAAAATACATCATGTACATAAGATAATTCAAAAAATGAAAAAAGACGGAGACATATGATGGATACAATGAGCTTACATAGTATTTTATGTTCTTATGGAGATGTAGTAGAACTTGATTATAAGTTTAGTGACGATGCAATCACTGAGCTTAAACAAATTACTAATTGGTTACCTGGGCCAAATAAAAAAACTTCTATTAACTTAACTGGTCCTATTGAAGAATTGGGTCTTGATGCTTTAGCAGATGTTAAACATCAAAAAAATCAACCATACAACGAAAATTTATTAAAGTGCCCAACAATCAAAGTATTCTTTGATAAATGGACTGAGCTCGCTAGGTGTAGAGCTGCTACTATGGATAAAGGAAGTTTCTTTAGACTACACAGAGATGCGTTTAGACTAAATGACCAGTTTAGAATTTTTATACCATTAAATAAAACAACAGACGACGAATGGATTTTTATGTACGACGGTTCAATCCAACGATTTAAAGAAGGTGTTCCGTATATATTAAATACTAGAAAAGTGCATGGTAGTTTTTCTATGGCAGATGGCATATATCATATACTAATGAGCGTATTTTTAAACGAATCTAATATTAAACAACTAGCCAAATTACTTCCAAACTGCAAAGAACATTAGATAATATTGATAAATAACTGTAAGTAAACGATTAAGGAAATATAAAACATGAAATTTTATTTAATTGCTGGTGTTGGATTTTCAGAAATGCAAACAATTGCTGATAAATTAAAAAATACACTTAACGCATGTCATGGTGAAGGTACTGCAATTAAAGCAGCTCATGGAAGTATTCGAAGATTCTCTCATGGAACCGAAACGCCTGGCAATGATTGGTGCAATCTTTCTGGGCACGATGGATTAGGACCGTTTGGTGCTAGATTAGCAACTTTGCTAACCGCTACAACCGAACACGTTGTAATTTTTGGTCCAGGGGTGTTGAGAAATTTAGATAGAATGGTATCACATTTTACGTCAAATCTAACAGACTCTGAACTTTCAATTCGCATAACAAGTCCTTCAAATATTGTAATTCCTTATATATTTAAAACTAATCAAGATCCAAAAACTACTCTTGACTTACTAGAAGCCGAATGGGATAAAACTTCTATTATAAATAACGGTAGTGCAATTATAGATGCATCATCCGACGATATACAGGCAGCTAAAGCTTCTTATAACGCCTGGTGTTCTAATTTTAACTCCCAAGCACATTCTTTGTTTGGTGATTTTGACTCTGAAGACTTTACTCCGTTTGGTGGATGGAACGAAAATTGTACTCCTTCATCAGTTGGCGTAGGCATTACTGATGTAACTAGTATTACTAGGAATGATAGTAGTGTTAGTTCGTTTACTAATAATTCATCACAGTATTATATAACATCTTATTAAACTCCTAATCAATTTTAGTGCATAGTTCACTATCACCTATCTCTTGCTGGTTAACTGTATAAGTATTAGTAACAGCTATTAATGGAGATAAAATGATAGATTATATATATTCGGATGCAGGTTCACCTACAAAAATGATTATTTGGGACCTCGGCCGCCGATGTAACTTTGATTGCTCGTATTGTACTGCATGGATGCATTCAACAACAGCACCGTTTAGCGACTTTGAAGAATACAAAAAGACTGCCGAATTCATACACAAATATTATTCTTTATACAAAAAATATCATAAAGAAAATTGGACTGTAATGATTTCATTTACAGGAGGCGAACCTGCAATAAACCCTTCGTTCTACAAACTTGTTCCGTATCTAAAAGAACACTATCCGTATATGCGTCTTAATTTAACAACTAACGGAGCGTGGAGTAAAAATAAAGGACAGTTTTTGCTTGATAACATGGAAAGCATTACAGTGTCTTACCACTGTGAAGGCAACGATAAACAAAAAGCACTAGTACGTGACAATTTACTTTGGGTTAGATCAAATATTTCTAATCCTGAAAAAATTAAAGTTAATGTAATGATGCATATGGATTACTTTGATGAAACTGTAGACCTAATAGAAAACTTTTTAAAGCCAAATGATATAAAATATATTCCAAGAACAATTGGCGATGATGCAAAATATAGATCTAAATGGTTTAAAGATGCCGATGGAGCTATGCGTAGAACATCTCATGTATATACCGGAGATCAATTACACTACATAAAAAATCATTGGAATTCTAAAAATAAAGAAGTTCAAGTTGCAAGAATTAAAAAGGAAACTGCTAATGTCTGACTATCAACCAACAGCACAAACTCCAATTAAACCAATCGAAATTAAAACAGAATCAACTGGAAATAGTGGCCATGCTCGAAAGATGGGCCGTATGTGTTGTGGTGGCCGCTGTATGACTGTTAAGGAAGACGGTCAGGAAAAAGATGCAATGTTTATTGAACAGTCTAACTTTGAAGGTTATAACTGTATGATTAACTGGTTCTTTTTACATATCGAACAAGACCGTGACGCAGTTTATCACCATCAAACTTGTATGGGTAAATTAAAAGGTTCGCCCGAAGCAAATATTGACCCTGCAAAATTTGGAGACATTATTAAAAAGTTTGGTCCTAACAAAGGTCCTATTTGTACAATTAGTGAAAGCGACAAGTATTTAGAATGGTTAGAAGGTGAATTTATAAAAGGAAGAACTCCTACAATGGTTTGTCCTAATACACATTGTGGGTGTGGCATATGTATTGTTAAAGCAAAAAAAGATGACGATTTTGAAAATATTGCATCAAAGTATATTGAAGTAGGTCAGCTTGGCTAGATGTTTTATTTAGATCTAGAACAGGGAAACAATACTGTTTCAATTGAATTTAAAGAAGTAGATACACCGTTAGGTAAAAAATGGGCAGAAGCACTTCGAAAAGAAATTGATAAAGGTATTTTTATTCCTCAACCAGATAGAATCTACAATCTTAATAATAAATGGACAGAAGATATTATTATTAATACACTTAATAAATGTATTAATACTATTAATGAATATGACAATTTCATTGATTACACAATACCTACGCCAATGACACAAGAAGCTAGTAATCACTTGCATCACTATTTTGAAAAAATGCGAGGTGAAGCAGAAGAACCAAATGAATTTTATAAAAATAGTCCAGAACATGTACAAGAAGCTATTGAAGAATATAATGTACAAATACATAGGTGGGAAGATTTAGGGGCTTCAGGTAGAATTGTAGTGCATATTTTAGATAGACCAACAACGTTGCTTGAGGATGAAGATTATAATCAATGGTCTTTAGACACTGTGCCTGGTGATGTAAGATTAAACTATTGCCATAAAGGCAAACCCTTATGGGATGTTTTTAAAGACGGCGACGATGTAGTTGGCGAAGATAATATACGTCCTCAATTTAAGTATAGTGCAGATTTTCAAATTAATTTTGGTCAAGGTCCAGGCCATAGAAGACGCGAGAATTTAGACCAATGGTGGGAAGCTCAAGGTATTAAATTAAATAAATTAGGATTTCATAAAGATAATCCAAAAAATGCTGTAGGATGGGCAGTTGTAGGCAAGGTTGTTGGAGACCCAATAGAAGTAAAATCTTATATTTTTAATTCTACAAAAATATTAGGGGTAAGATATGTTTAAGTGTGGCTACTTATCGCATGGAATATATACAGGGTTTGGCATGAAGGGAAATACTCTGCCGTGCTGTTATGTAACAAAATCAGATAAGAAGTATAATTGGCAACCTAACAACGGCTTACTAAACGGCAATTTTCTTACTGAAGTAAGAAAAACTGCAATAGCCGGTAATGTACCAGATATTTGTAGTGATTGTGTTAAACAAGAAAAATTAACTGGTACAAGTCCAAGGTTAAATAACAAATATTTTGATGACGAAACAGTAAAAGAAGTTGTTACTGAAGAAGATGTTAGGTATTTACAAATACGTTTATCAAACGTGTGTAACTTTAAATGTACTATTTGTAGCTCAAATTTTAGTCATCTTATTGGAAAAGAACAAGGCATTAAAAATCCATTAGAGAGTATTAATGATGCTGAATTTAACGAGTTAAAAGAAAAACTACCAAAAATGAAAAATTTACAATTGTTAATCTTTGCTGGTGGCGAACCTTTTTACAATGCAAGTATGCTAATTGATTTATTAGATTACGTGCCTAAGACCGCAGAAGTTGCTGCACATACTAACGGGTCTGTATTTAATAAACCCCTTCTTGATAAGTTTAGAACGTTTAAGAGAGCAGTTCTAACTTTTAGCTTTGACGGATCAAATCGGTTCTTTAATTATCAAAGGTCTAATGGTAATTGGGATGATGTAATTAATAATGTTAAAAGAATAAAAAAAGAATATCCATTAATAAGATTAAGATGTGACAGTACAGTATCATGTGTTACATTTCCGGACCTTCCGAATTTTTTAATTGAAACAGAAAAGTTATTCGGCAGCCGTCATGTAGCTATACATTTTATACAGCACCCATCCTATTATCAAATAAATTTACTTAAACTAGAAGTTCTAAATAAAGTTAAGGATCTTATAAATGATAAAGTAATTATAAAAAATATTGATAGTGCAATTAACAATGTACCATCTAATAAAACTATAAATGACTTTTGGAACTATACAGAATATTTAAAGAAAAATAGAACTGATATAAACGATTATGTGCCAGAAATTAAAGATCTAATTAGAGAAATTGATTTACCTGTATCCAATTAACATAAATCGATAATATTTAGGCAATTGTAATTCTCCGCTATATAACACAGTATTCATAGGTGACATTCTTTTAAATTCGTTAATATCGTTTACACAATTAACGTGTTCGTCAACTTCAAAGAAGTTGTTGCTTTGTAATATAACTAGCTTACCGCTTGGTATCTTTGCGTACCATTCTTCAAAATTTTCTATGTGTTCACAACTTGTGTTTATAATAGTATTAGGAGTATCTGTAATAGGATAATTCATTCTATTATTAGTATTACTCCAAATTTGCCATTCGTGCTTATTATAATCAATATCCATAATATCTTGTGTAATACTTTTAAACTTCCAATCTTCTTTAACTTGGTTTCGATTAATTGTATCAGCTATTTGTAAACATGATTCGTCTATGTCAAAACTTCTAATTTTATCTATATTACATTTACTTTGAAATAACATTGCCGCAAGAGTAGCATACCATCCAGCACATAAAAAAATAGTACCTAACGAAATGTCTAACGATTCTAGTTCAGTTACCAGCCATCTTTTACTTTTTAGTTGTCCCCAACTAAGTGCATCACTAAGATCAGCATCGTAGTTGTCAACTGCATTTCGAAGATTATTAAATAATGGATTGTTAGTTAGTACTAACATTCTTCCAAAAATGTCGTTATCGTCTTTCCATTCAATCATCAAACTGTTCCTTTAGCCAATCAAAGTTGTTTATTAAATTAAGATCAGCGCCGTTAGATAAACCAAACTCCATACCGTCACTAGCACCTTTAATACAGTATTTGCCGAACGGTTTGTCTTTTCCCACTGTTGTCCAAATTCTAAGTCTTTCATTCGTTTCATCATTTTTTTGCCCTTTTATAATTTTACTTGATAGTTTAGCACATTCTCTAAAAGCACTTTTCCAAGTACTAAAAGGATCTGTATTAAATGCTGTAATATTTGCAATGTCAGGCATTGCTTTAAACTTGTCACTAATACTAGTTGTCATGTCTGTTGAATTAATATCAACGTCTAACGTTAATTTTCGAGGAAATAACTTTACTCCTCCGTAACCGTACACTAAATCATTAACAGGATTTTGACTACGCCACACATGTACGTGATCTAGTTGGTGCAGAGGTACTTCGTGATCAAAATTAAAATTGTCCATAATTATTGCATCAGCATCTACAATCCAAAACATTTTAGTAAAACATTTCTTTGCTGCTTCGATATGTGCTTGATGTATTCCCTTAACACCATGCACACGTTTAGCAATTGGAAATCTAGTTTTTAATTTTTCCCAGTTTTCGTCTGCACTAAGTTCTTGATAACTTATAAACATAATATCATACATACTTAATTATACACTCCTATTTCTTTTTTGTCAACCATATCGTATCTTATCAAATAAATTTAAAAACATTGGCATGTGTGATCTATTTAAAAATTTTTCTTTGTTAAGTTTAGCAAATTTCTTTGTGTTATTTAAAATATGCGTGTTGTCGTTATCTTTAATTCTAGTTAGTTCGCTACAAATTAACTTAATCCTAACATCTATGTCTAAATAAGAATCATATTTTTCATTAATAAGATCATAAAAGGTAAAATATCCTAAACTATTTAAATATTTAATTGTTTGCTGGCATCCTATTATTATAAAAGGTTTTCCCATTACTAATAATTGCCATATATCTAAATTTGTAAATAAAGCATTTATTTCACTCATATATGTTTGATTTACAACCGGAGAAGTTGGAGTTATTATTGTAAAGAGACTATTAGTATGATATTTAATATTGTCACTCTTAGTTATAGTACCAACATCACATAGACTACTGTTTTCTAAACTTTCTATTAATTTAGTGCGATGAGGTAAGGATTTCTCTCCGTATAAATGAAATAACATATTAGGATTAAAAGTCTGTATATCAAAATTGTGTACTTGTAATAACGGATTTATTGGTTTAAAAAAATTATTATATTTTTTTGTAGTTTTATTAAGAATTAATCGAGATTCTATTTGCCACCAATCAATACCATATGATTTACAAGGATATAGTAGCTCTTGGTACGAATTATTAATGTCACTAGTTATAATAATAATATTATCAGGAGCTATATTCATTTTTATAAACATATTTGATAAAAACTTTAAGTGTAGTATTTGGTCATAAAATTGAAACGATTGTCCTAATAATAAAAGTTTCATTTTTCCTGTACGTAAGTGGTTTAATGTATTTGGAGGAATGTAAACATTTATTCCGTTTCCTATTTCTAACGGATAAAATAAATGATCACTGAAATTTTCGTTAGTAAATAATGAAATTTGACAATTATTTTCTATCATTGAATAATAAAAACTAGAAATTACTTCTGTTAACCCGTCTGCCTCAGTAGCAGGGCCAAACGGCAATGGCCAATATTTTTCATCAATACAATAATCTAAAATTCCGTTTGGAACTGGGCCTGTTTCAGTTATCTTATCATAATAAAAATTAATATTCATTTGCAAATATCGTCAATATGTCCGTTATAAGTAAAAGTTTCGTTCTTAAACGACTTATCTTCTCGAACTAACTCGTGTGTAATAACATCAGGGTCTTCTTTAAGTGATTCGTGTACAAATTTATGAGTACATGTAAAGTTTAGTATTCCTACGTTATTTACAGTTGCACTTACATTAGAGACATAGTTATTTGTTACAAACGTTCCAAATTCAGGTAAATCAATCTCAGGTGAAAATTTTAATGTAATAGAATATGCACCCATAGTCTTATACATAACCCAAATAAAAGGAAGATATTCATTTACTAAAGTAGCAGATAAACTTCCTTTAAAATAATCAAACGTTTCAATACCTTGTTCAATACGTTCAATAAAAGAACTATTTTTATATGTTACATCGTAGGACTTTTGTAAACTTGGTCTATACTGAGCGTTTATAACTGTCCCGTCTGCTTGTGTAATAATTTCTTTTAACCAAATGTTTGTTAACTTTAATCTAATAAACCTATGAAGGATAGTGTTTTTATAATTAGTTGTCCACCAATTTGATAAAAATTTATTATCACCGGCTTGTTCAATCCATTCTAAGTTATATTTCTTCCATTCTAAGTTCATACTGCTAAATGGAGCATCGCCACAAGTAAATCCTGGAGAAATAACGTGCATGTGCTTACGGGTATTATACAACAACTCTAAACTATGTAAAAACTCGTTTAGATGTTCAGTTGGAAACCCAATTAACCAATTAACATGATTTGTCATTCCGACTGACTTGCCATCTTTAAGATTAGCTTCTACTTCCCAAATCTTAATTTTTTTCTGCATATCATCTAAAACTTTTTGCGAACCACTTTCTACACCAAAGCTAAGAGTTGTGCAACCAGACTGGTGGATTTTTTCAAACATTTTTAAATCCATTCGGCCATCGTTACGTGCATAACTATTCCAACGTATTTTTAAATCTTCAGATAATATTAAATCTACTAATTTTTGAAACTCTTTAAAATTTCCATTTGCTAAACTATCAACAAACCAGAAACGTTTAATACCGTAATTACTAATCATATGTTTCATTTCTGCAATAGTACGATCTGCCTGAGTCCATCGAAATTTCCAAAAATGCGTTTCTGCACAGAAGCTACACTTTGCTACACACCCTCTACTAGTTTCAATACTTGTGCCATCAGGATAATCATATAAAGATAAATTATAATCAGAGTAATCAGGAAAAGGAAGTTCATCTAGATTTAACTTACTCTTAAATCCTCCTAACACCTTAGGAATTTTATGCCTAGGAAACTTTTCTAAGTCTTCTAATAGTGTTAATATTAACTGTTCACCTTCTCCTTGAATTCGAAAGTCTATTAACGTAGGATCAAGACCTTGATCTAATAGTTTAGCGTCAAACCAATCAGTAAACGCTTCTGGTCCACCAGCAACAATTATGGTTTCTGGGCTTAATCTTTTAATTTCTTTAATCATATACATACTAGCGAGTATATTAGTTAAGTATAAACTAAATCCTACTACAGGAGTATGCTTTTTAATAATAGATTGAATAGCTTTATCTAATACTGGTTTAATTAACGGTTCAATTTCATCTCTATAAGCTGGCATTTCCCAGCTATAATAGTAGATACTATCCCAAAAATTCTTTTTGTTGTGCTGTTTAACAAAATGAAAGGATTCAATATTAACATCAAATACATCAACCTTGTATCCATTTTGTCTTAATACACTAGATAGCCTAGCAAGGTTATACGGAGGAAAAATAGTTCCCCAACTAGGAGCAATAACAAGACTTATTCTAGTATCTTTTTCAATTACAGGGACATTTTCGCTCCAATAATCATATCCTCTTTCATTAATTTGTTCATTCCAGTATTTATAATGTCGTGCATTTTTTAAATTTGGATTAGTATTACTTAAATGACTACTTGCATGACGTACTTCTTGAGCAATCATTGTTTTTATTATTTGATCTCTATCTTGGCTAGGAAATTCTATAGGGTCTTCCATTTTTTAAAAACCTCCGATAACTTTGGATGTATTTTTGTAACATCTTGCTTTCTTATTCTATCATAAGTAACCGTTCTGTTAACTAATGCTCGAATTAAATCAGTTTGTTTTGCAATTCCTGCAAGACTTTTATCTTCTGGTTGTTTTAACCTATTAATAATATGATGTATACGACTAATATTGCACTGTTCTTCGTTAAAAACTGATAATCTGTCTTCTAATTCTAACGCTATTTGTAATCGATCTTGCAATGGTAATAAATCTAATTGCATGTCTTTAGGATGATCAACTATATTAAATATAAAATGTCCGTTAGAACCATTAGCTACCCAGTAATCAACTAACTTTGGTAAATCCCAAGCATTATATAACTGTGCGGTTGCTAATAAATGTACTCTTACATTAGGCATTTGTATATAGTTTGCATATGCAGTATTTAACTGCTCCCAATTTGCTCCATATCGTATATAATCATTTGTATAACCTATTCCGCACATACTAAATTGAATATCTACTGCTTTAAACTTAGGTAATAACGAAGTAACCTTTCCTTTAGTTCGACTACCATTTGTTGTAATGTCTAATCTTAGGTGTGTATTATTACTTTCTACGCACCAGTTTAATAATTTAATTACTCCGGGCATAAACAATGGTTCGCCGCCGGCTAGTTTTAAGATTCTCATATGCGGGATTTGTTTTTGTATGCTTTTAAAACAAACCGGATCGTCTATCCATTCATCAACATCTAGCCATTCTTCTCCCATTATAGCTTGTGTTTCAGGAAATAATAATTGTTCATCTGCAATCTTACTACTTACTGCGCCAAAGCACATTCTACAACTAAAATTACACATTCGACCAGGGCGAATATCTGCCCACAAAGGATAACCAGTATCATTTCCAGTTATTACATCTAATTCTATATCTCCATACCATTTAGTAAAATGATAATTTTGACTTTGTCTATCTGATCCGCCACCAGTTTTGTCTTGCTTATAACAAGTTGAGCATCTCTTTTCAAATTTACCATCAAGCATATCTTGACGAATTTTTTGCATATCATCGCTTGTCCAAATATCTTGAAGATCAGTACCTTGAACATTTTCGACTACCGGTGTCCCCCAATTAGCAATGCAGCATAAATTTGAAGCCCCTGTTGTAGTCACATAGGTATGAGTAAACGGCATAATACAAAATGCAGGATTACTTTTTACCTGCGACTTTAAGTCGTACTGTAGTTTTTCTATTTTCATTACACTCTTTCATCATTTTTTCAAACTCTGGCATAGAAACTTGCCAAGATTCGTTGCGTATTTTATCCAACTGGTGTGTTGTTTCCCACAATCTTTTAAATTCTTCTTTGTTACCTTCTTTATCCCACATATGCGTTAAGATACTATTAAGTCTGATTTCGACTAACTTACAATATGCTTTATCTTCGTCTGTAATATTCCATCTTCTATTAATTGCTAGAATATATTGTTTATACCGTTTGTCAATATACATTTTATAATCAGTTGGTAAATTTTGTATGTTAAGAAATTCTGGCCCATATAAATTGTGTATTATAATTACTTGGTTAATTCTTTTCCAATTTTGTTCTTTCATCCACCATTGCATATCAAGAAAATGTAATACGTTCATCGTACTTAATGTTAAAGTAACACTAGGTACTAATCGATCAAATCCTTCTTCAGAATCAAGTCTACGCATATTTTTTTCAACTGTAGAAAATTTTCCTGGATGACGAATATATTCAAAATGTTCGTATATTCCGTCAATGCTCATACCTACATGCACTTCTTTAAAATATTTCCATTGATTAAATACTTTGCTAGGAACTCCTGCCATGTTAGTGTTATAATCTAATATTACTTCATTAGCAGTTCCTCTATCAATATAGTAGTCTAATAATTCTCTATGTTTTAAATTAATAGTAGGTTCACCACCTGTAAAATAATATCGTTTAATAACATCTAAATTATTTAATATATGTTCCCATAATTTTATATACGTTTGGTCATAATCAAATAATTCTGGTACACCATACGTACCGTCTGGTAAATTTTCAATCTTAACTTCCATATGGTCTCTATAAGTAAATGTAGGATTATCAGGACGCATTGCAACCCAATCATCATACCATAAACTACTATCAGTAGGACCGCAACTTCTACATTTTAAATTACATTTATTTCCAAATCTTAAATCCATGTATGTAATTGGAAATTCTTTATTATCTATAGAGCCATCACTATCTGTTAGCCGTACTGCTTTATAATAAACATCTTCATATATTTTTTTAGTCCATTGACGTTTACTACCAATACCATTCTGTTCTTCATCAGTGCATAATTTACATATTTTAGGATCAATGCCATTTAACATATCTTTTCTTAACTGTTTCCAAGCAGGAGCATTCCTATGTTTAGTAATGTCGTCTTTACCTGTAAGAACATTACCATCGTCTTTATAGACAGTTCCAAAACTTGGTTTAGTATCATGAATCATTTGACAACACATTCGAATACTTCCATCTGCATTTGTTGCTAGATGATTCCAAGGAATTGGGCAAAATGCAGAGTATCGTTTTTTACTAAGGGCAGTATTTTTTGCTTCGGCAAGTTTATCTAAGTGATCTGTTTTTCCATTTAATTTAATATTAAGAATTGATCTAATCTTACGTCCATTAGGAGTATCAACACTAGGTAGTTCTTTTTTAACCCATAGAGCTTCAAGTACTGCTTGGTCAAGATCATGTTCGGCAACTATTAACATTACTTCAATTGGACAATCAGGATCATTAATCATTTTGATTCGTTCATCTGTTGTTCTAAATATATCTAAGTCAAATTTATCAGGCATTTCTTTCTCCTAACATTCTATCATTATTCTTGTTGTTGGAAAAATTTAAGTTCATTTTCACTATATCCTACTAATTTACTACTGTCAGCTAAATCTCTAATTGGGACTAGACTGATGGCACCAATTTGTCTTTTATTTGCTCCTATACTATCTAAACCTAAATTAACAATTTTATTTTTAAATTCTATAGCTCGATCTAACATTCCCGGAGGTGTCATTAATTTAATTTCTAACCAATGGTCATTTGATACTTCTTTATGATGATTAATAATTATTTCACAGTTTTCAATAAATCGAGTTTCGTTACCTGGATACTTGTCCATACTATCAAAATGAGCACTCATATTAACACTATTAATGTATTTACTTGCTTCTTTCCAATATTTTTTACTACGGCTCCCGTTAGTAGTAACAAGTACCCACTGATTTCGTTGTTTAAGGTGTTTAAGAATATCTAAAAACTTTGGGTTCATTGTTGGTTCGCCACCGCCAAAGTTCCAACGTATACTACTTCCGTTACTCCAATCATTTATAGCTTTATCAATTGTTTCAATAATCTTATTATAGTCATGATGTTCTTCAGTATTATTATGTACACTTGGCCAACAATAATCGCAGTTATAATTACACCGTCGAGTTATATCCCATAATATTTGATAATCAATAGGAAAATTCATTTCAATCCCAGTTGCAGGATCTGCATGGTCTTTAAAGGTTCCTAATTCCTGTCCTTTATAACCTAAAGTTGTTACATGTAGCTGGTTTAAAGATGAGTCATCTTTTGCCTTACTTAGTATAACGTCAGCACCGCAACCGCATGTAGAAAAGGGACATGTAACCCAATTAGTAGGAGTAGTCCACCCTGTAAAAATACTGCCTTGTAGACCCCAAACATCATCACTAGTTTTAGATTTCCATTGCCATATTTCGTGTCCAGCATTACCTAAGTTAGTTGGAACTTTAAAAAATTCTTTTTCTAAATTAGTAATACATTCCATAAGTTTTATATGTTGTTCGCAGGTTTCCCAATTATCTTTTGGCATTGGCCAACCCTGCTCGGTATTTTTTTCAATCCAATCACGATGTGGATATGCACCAATTATATTTTCTCTATATTCTTTCCATAATTGATCAACAGTAGTTTGATCATTAGTAAATGCTTTTATTTGTTGATCATGCACTTTACCATAATGTGTTGCACTAGCACAGTTTGCTATCCACACATTTCCATCATAATCAATATATAAACTTCTTACGCCGGCGCTACATTTCCAATTTTTCCAAGTATTTAAGTTATTTGCTATTATCTCGTCAACACTAGATAATTTATATTGATTATCTTTATTATAAAGCCGAAGTTGTTTGTTTCCAGTAGGTTGATCCATATTACGTTTGATTCTCTACCAGTAATACCTTTTTACTCATAATATCAAAATTACAATGACAGTAGCTCTTATTACAAGTTACTGGTTTTGATGGCCAAGCTATGTTAGTAGGATCTTTCATATTTCCTAAAGAGCCACCAACGCGGCACCAACCAATCATTACAGTTCCATCAAAATCAACTACAATTTGTTCAACGCCACTATAACACGCCCAGCCCTTCCAGTTATTTGTATTTTCAGCAATAAATCGATGAGCAGAACTATTTGTTGTTTTATTATTTACAGTATCTATCATATCCATACTGCCGCGATACAATTTCCATTCTTTAGTGTGTTTAATATTAATTGCTAAGTTATGCCATTGCCTATCAATGTATTCAGTTTGCTCATCAGTATAAGTATATAGGGTTTCTCCAAAATCAATAATTAGAGGCTGAAGTGCTAAACTAATATTAGGAATTTCTATTACTGATTCAGCAACTGTTTGACAACGTGGCCATATTTTAGGATCGTAGTGCATCATTACATTTACGTGTGTTCTACACTGCTGACTCATAATTTTAACTACTTCAATAAAGTGTTTAGGATCACCTTCTTCGGAATGGAAACTTAAACACACATGATCAAAATTTTCTTTATTTTTTTCCCACCAACGAAGCGTACGACTGCCGTTACTAATAAATCCTATATCGTGTCCTTTTGATTTAATATACTGAGCACACTTTATAAAGTCTTTCCATAATGTAACCTCGCCTCCTGTAAATTCAAAATATACTTTACGAGGTGCATAATGAGATTCACAAGAATCAATAAACGTTGTTACCGTTTCAAAATCTTGCCAACCAAATGATCCGTTGTTTAACACTGGAGGACAGTAACTACACGAGAAGTTACACATGTTTCCTAAGTTCCAATTAACAACAACCCAATCTTTAGCCTCTTTATGATGATGATCTAAAATATTGTAAAATTTATTTTCATTTAACATATACAGTATTACCTTATTCTGGATCTATCAATTTTTGGTGTCTAGCTATTCTGTCTGGTTGTTGATATACTGCTTTAAAAAACTTACTTTGTTCAGCATCTAATGGATTTGCTGCAATAGGAATTCTAAGCTCGCGTATTAACGTATCTCCTAATTTTATAATTTCGGAAGGTAACATTTCATCTGTAATTTTACTATACGCTTTATCCCACATATTGTTTAAATATTCAAAGTCACGTACATTTACATAATCCCAATCTGTACACATGGTTTTATATAACCCTTCGCGAGCTCCATAAATAGCCCACAATCCGTGTTCTACATCAGCACCGCTCATGGTCCAGATATACAATCGGTGTAAATTTTTCCAATGACTAGTCAGAAGTTCTTCAGTAGTATTAAGTTTTACTCCTTGGTCAAGTGCCATCTTGACGCCTTCACGGAAACCAGCTCTCCATGCTTGTTGTGAAGTATAATTATTATATACATCACTAAAACAACTATTTTGTTGAATGTATTGTAAATCCCAACAAAAGTCTACTTGTGCATGGGCATTATTAGGATCTGCATTTTCATGTGTACGCATGTTTAATACATAGTCTTTAGGCCAGCATTTAAGTCCCCCGTTACCGTACATTAGTCCGTTGATTATATTCTTTCCGCACCAACTAATTACACTATGTTCTAAGTCTGCATGGTCATCAAAGTTAATTTCTTGTTGTATAAAAGTGTCTCTAATAATATTATCGCCGTCAACTGTAATAAAACGATCTGTTTCACTTAGTTTAGCACATGCTTTGTGTGCGGCATCACTGCCTTCTACACCGTGTACACGCTTTGCCCAAGGCACCTTTGTTAATAAATCGGCATAATTTTTTTCTGCGTTTGGTTCATCGTAACTTAAATAAATGATGTCGTAATCTACAACTTTAAATACTTTAGACATATATTAGCATTCCTTAACAACATGATAAAACTGTTCATTAATAACAGGACAGTATAAACTAACGTCATTCCAAGACACTATTGAAGGATCATTAACAGAGATATCAAATAATGGTTTTTTTGTAAACTTTTGCATGTCGATTGTAAGTTCGCCTATTAATATATTCGGATTATGTGCTTGTGTTATGTACACTCTTTTGTACTGTTGCATGTATTTATGGTGCAGTATTCTTGTTAAGGACGGTCCTGATAAATTTGCTTTAGCTTGCCATTTCTTTTTCTTTAAGTCCTGAATAATATAAAATGAATTTTTTAAATACTGCTTGGGTTGGTGTATTTTTTTAAGTTCATGAACACTTTTATCAATGTTAAAAATTTCAGCAGCATCTTTTCTTAAAAACGTTGGAGGACCACCATCAGTTAGTTCTATAAAATAATCAATAAGATTATTTTTTCCAGAAACAAATTCGACATATGTAGCTTGGTCAATTGGAAGGTATGACTTATTATCATGTAATTCGTTGGTTACTGAAAGCAAATCTCCAGCTTTATTATAGTATACATAAAACATTATAACGACTCCAGTCTACTAATCATTTGGTCTGTTAAGAATTCCGGTTCAATATAATGTAATATATTGCGTTGTAGGAAATTACCAATTAACAAATTTTTTTCTTGTGTTAAATATCCGCCTAATACATTAGTCCATTTTTCAGGAATATCGTGCCAACTTTGACAATGTGTTTTCATATGCGTAAAAGTAATATTAGAATTAGGATTAGTTATACTAGTTTCATTATCTAGTATCTTGCTTACAACTGCACAACTTAGATCAAAACTGCACCATTTCTGATAATAATTTCCTGCAACTTTTCCATAAAACATTTCCCAGTTGTTCATTACTAATTCTAATAGTGTAAAAAACTCATGTGCTATTTTGCTTTTTTTAAAATAATAAAACCCACTATATAAATTTGGTAACTTGTTTTCGTCAAACGTTTTTCTGTAGTAGCGAGAAGTAACTATCTCATTTCGATAATTCTTTACATTACTAACAAAAAACAAATCTTGTTTACTAAGTTCGTCCCACCAGTGAGTTATATCATGTAATACTAACATATCAACATCCATAACAATAGTATTATCATACGGTGATGCGTGATACACTTTCCATCGATTTTCAATTTTCCAATCTGTATCTTCTGCTTGATCTGTCCACGGAATTGGAATTATTTGATCAAATACTGATTGCCATTCAACAGGAACAGGATCATTTGTAATAATACAAATTTTCTGATCTTTATTAAACTTATGAATACTTAATGCAAGTGCATATGCTTGTCGTACATAGTCAGTTGTAGAATTATTTTGTGCTAATAAGCAAAATCCATTATTCATTTGTAAACTCTTTATCTATAACTCTTCCTAAACTAAATTTATTCATTACGTGTACATTTAGATCTTCTACACTTACTGTAATATATTTTTGGCCATTATTTGCACAATCAGCAATAAATGTTAGTTTATTATTTTCTATTGAAAGGAACAAATCTGAATCAGAAGCAAGATACATATTACCCGGCATTACAACAGGCCAGTGTTGATTAAGTTGAAATCCTCGTAAAATATGCACTGCTATACTAAAAGAAAAATCATTTCGATAATTGCTATCAGGAATTTGATACATTAACCTATAATAATGCCAATTATCTTTAATATGATTTACTAAATTAAAATATAGTTCCATAAACGGACTTTTTTTAAAATAAAACCCAGTAGCCCAATACATATCAATTGTTCTATCACTAATTCTATTAAATTTTTGTACAGTACGAACAGTACTAATAATATCCTTTGGCGTACTATATATTAAAAAGTCTTCGTTGAGATCAAAACAATTTAATAAAATATTGTTTCCAATAATATAATCAGCGTCTAAAACAATTGTCTCATCAAATGGAGTTAATCTATAACAATCAGATCTGCTATGATTTTTCCAAGGCAGTCTCTTAGTAGTATACACTCCGTCTAAGAAATTTCGTTTTTGATCTACATAAACTTCTGGAATTACAATAATCTCGTCAATGTATTTTTTATAAAACTTAAATGCAGTCTCTAGATAGTCTGGAGTATCTGTTACTATTGCAACAGGTAATTTCAAATGCTCTTTAATTTTTTTTGCACAAAAAACCGCTTGTTTTATATAATCAACTTCTTGATTATTTAATGCATAAAGTAACACTCCCTTTGTCATAGATCTAACATACCTTTAATTGATTTAGATTTTTTTAGTTCATTAAATTTTACTAGATACGAATTTGTGTTTGAAGAATATATACTAAGAATATCTTCAAAAAATTCATTAAGATTTTCAATTTCAACAGGTGTGTTATTGTCATCTATAATAACAGCACTTGTTTGATTATTTTGAATTAGTGTATTACAAAAATTAAGTAATTCCTTATTAATATTAAATTTTCCGCCATAAACATAATGCTCACAGCTTTCTAGAAACTTTTCGTGGATTAAATTTCGTTGGTTATTAAGTGTAACAGTAAAATTAGAAAATTCAAGAGCTCGTTCTAATCGGTCGTCCATATTTATACTCCTTTAACATACAGTACTAGTATATACTAAAAACTAGAAGAAGTCAAGGACTTTATTGGATATTTTGACTTATAGTGTAACCCGGATTAAGAATAGTTATAGGTGTTGTACACCTTATTTGTGACATAGTAATGCTTACGTCACCGTTGACTGATTCGTCAGTATAAGGATCACCTGAGTCAGAATCTGTCCAAACAAACTGAAACAGTATGTTTCCTGATCCATCTATTTTAGCATTTATAGAAAAATTATTTTCAGCATATAAAGCATCAGATCCATACTTAATAGCAATTTGTTGATAGCTTGTTGTTAAATCTTCTGAACCAAATCCACTACCAACTGTTGCAGATCCTGTAGTAGTTGTAGCACTATTTTTAAAAGAAATAGTACCTGCATTTACTAACATTGTTGTCCAGTCTGCTGCTTTTGTCCCTGAACCGTTTGTCATTTCTGAAGAAAAACGAATTTCTCCGCCTGTATTAAAAAAGTGTCTTCTGTGGTCATCAGTAGTTGCTGTTACTGTTGCGCCTGCATTATTTTTACAATTATATCCGCCAGCAAATGTAACTTGTACTATAGCAGATAAACTTTGCCAAGATGATGTATAGGATGCTCCTGACGTTGATGGTACGATTTTTGATTCTAATGATAAGTTAGGTGCATAAACAGTTCTTGGATTAGCTTCAATTGTTTCTAATATTCCACTAAAGTCATTTATACCTTTGTTATTAGCAGGATTAACAATAGTAAAGGTATTTGTAGCGTCATCACGAATTACAGTATTTCCAGTTCCTGTATTTGATACATCGGCTCCAATTATATTTCCTGAAACAAGTTGTCCAACACTTGTAGTTGAATTTAATTGATGGGCATAAATTAGGTTAATATCTGTACGCAAGCCATCCCATTGAGCAGCTGAAATTTCAGTAGTTCCTGCAACTGCTTGTCCTGGGCCGGTCATTGCAACACCATAACCAGAGGTGCCGGTGCCAATACCTAATATTGCGTTAAGACGCAACACATAATCATTATATTCAGTAATTGTTACATTTGTACCAACTGCGACCATACGCTAAATACCCCTTTATTGAACTATATTGTATTTATTAAAAAAGAAGGTACCCTAAATATTTTTTATAACAAAGTAGTGTTAGAGTAAGTAGGTGACGGAATAGAAACATATGTTCCTGAAGGTCTACGATGTGTAATAGAACTAGTAATCGTTCCTGTTACGTTAGGATCTCCGCCACCGTCTGCGTTATCTTGTAACTGTATCTCAATTTCTATTTTATCACTATCTATTGTTTTTGCATTAACTTGAAACATGTTATTAGAATAATCATACGCTGTTCCTAGCTTATGAAACAATCTCTGCGATGTTGAAGTTAATTCAAAATTTCCAATTGCCGTAGGAACTCCTGTTCCTGATTGTGTTGTAGTATGAGACGCAATAGTTATTGTGCCCATTGCAGATAACATAGTAGCCCAATCTGAATCTTTTGCACTACTTCCAGATGTTAATTGTCCTTGGATTCTTAGTTGTCCGCCTGCATTAAAAAAATGTCTTCTTGCATCTATACTTGCAAACGTTATTAAAAACTTATGAATAATCGTTCCGTTCCATTCTGAAACTCGTGTACTTGATAATACAGCCTCTACTGACGCTTGTGTATCATCGCATTGTTGCTTGTCACCTTCGATGTTATTAAGCAATGCTAAGTAATCGTTGATTCCTTTTGACGTGCTAATTGCACCAGATGCCGAAATAGACTCAGTTGCTCCAATTTGGTCTGTAACTCCTATAGTTTCTAACGGAGATAGACTACCTGTTTGGTGAGCTCGACATTTATCAATATCAGATTTTAAATTATTTAAATGCTGTGCAGTTATAACAGTATTAGCAGCAACGATTGAACTGCTGAGAGATTGTCCGTACCCAGTATCAGTAAATCCTTGTCCTAAAACAGTTTCTATTCTACTTTGCAAACCGTTAAATGTAGCTGCAGTGATTACTTCTTGTGATACAACATCAACCATAATTCGCTAACCTTTTATTTAACTTTAAACTTTTAATACACATTCGACCAGTTTCTCGCCTTCATTGGTATTAGATTCTAGTGCAATACCTACAATATTACGCTCTGTTGCTATAGAAGCTTGGCAAATGCCATTCTCTCCAACATATACTGCATTGCCTTTTTCTACTACTCCAATTATTCGTACTGGTACTCTTCCTTTTAATCCAATTATTTGACCTTTACTTTCAGCATTCATTAGATACGCAGGAGAATTCGAAACTACTCCAATACATATATCTAATCCTGATGCTGCATCAGCTTCATGATCTGGATGAGTGCATATAGAAACTGCTGTTCCTACAGGAAGTTCTTCTACAGTTGTATATTTTTCAGCTAAGTCAGCATATTGTGCTTGTGTCGAAATACCAACAAAATAATTAGCCTTTAACGACCCTGCTGGAATAGTTTGTGCATTAATAACTTCTGAAGCAGCTGTTCTTGTTGCAACTGTACCGTTAGCAATAGTTTCTGAACCTGCTCGACTAGTGCCGTCTACAACCAATGCTGTAGCTTTTTCTGAGGTACCTGTAAAATTAGTTGCATATACATTATTAAATAAATGATCTGACGATCCTAATGTTACTGTTTCAGTTGTAATGCCGTCAGTTGCTAATCCAGGTATAACAGAATTTGATTTAACACGTAATGGATTTTTAATTGCTCCAGCAGCTGTTGCTACTCTAACATTTATAAGTGCTCCAATTTCGTTAGCAATTACTGCTTCATTACCGTTTTCAATTTTAATTCTAAAATCGTTTGAGTCACCAATTGCTATACCAATGTCTGCAAATTCAGCTAAACTTGTAAAGTTTGCATCTCCTACTTGAATATAGTTTGCTGCATCAATTCCACCAAGTTTTAGTGCGTTTGATGCTGTTCCCCAATATATAAAGTTGGTTGAAGTGACGCCGCCAGTTGAATTAACAGTGTTCTTTAATGTCATACCTTGTTTGATAATATCAAACCCTGCAATAGCATTAGTTACGTCTGTCGAATCAATTGTAAATGTTTGGTTTGAAACAACCATTACTACTTCGTCATTAATGATTGCTTTAATTATTGACCTTGCAGTTCCAGTGTTATCATTAACTGTGTCACTTTTCCATTGAGTTAATAATGCTCCAGCATCTTGCGGGCCGACTAAAACAAAGGTCGAACTATTATATGCATATAATTGTTCATTAGTAGTATCCCACCAAAAATCACCTTCAGTTAATCCTGACGGTTCAGTAGCACTTACTTCTGCGCCGCCTGTAGTACGGAATTTAGTCCCGTCATAAAATTTTAATTTTCTTGTTGAACTATCAAACCAAATTTGCCCTGATATAGCTTTTGGTGGAGCACTTATTCCAGAAAAGTTTTCTAATAAGAATACAAAATTTTCGTTTTGTATCTCTCCATATCCAGCATAATTTTTACCAACTAATTTTAAATCAGTTGTTTGGTCAATGGTTCCATCCTCGACAACTGTAAGTTGAGTATTATTATATTTGTCAATCGTATATGCCATTTTTTCTTTAACCCCTAATATGCATTGTATTAATAGTATTTATCTGCATTACGGATAATTACTCGTACTTGAATGTGTCCATGTTGACCCATTACTTGTAAAGATCATAGTATATCTAGACGGTGTAATAGATGCAGTTCCTGAAACGCCTGCTGCATCAACTGCAATATCTTGTAGTACTGATTGCGATGATGATACATTGTCTTTATCTACTGATACATAGCTTTTATTTAGTGCATCATCTAAGAATGACTGTCCAATATTAATTGTGGCGCCTGCATAGTCTGTACAATGTATCGTAGCTGTTGCTCCGTTTTTTGTAGTTGCAGGATACATTGTCTGTAAAACTGCTATAACATTAGTAAACGGCCCATATCCTACGCCGCCTACATTAGGAGTTGAGAAACCTGTAATATCTAAATTAATACCAATATTATCCGAATCAATCTGTGTGTCTACATAATTCTTTGTAGCAACTCCTGAAGACGTAAGCGGATCTACAACACCTGTAATTTTCTGTGTGTTAATTGCTATATCGCCAGACGCAACTATATTAAGTCCGCCTGTTGCAGTAATAGTAGATCCGTTAAAGTTAAGATTATCAATATCAAGACTTCCTAATGTTCCAATATTAACTAAACCTGTTGCTGTTGTAACTGTTGATGCAAGTGTTGTTGTACTTAACACTTCAACGCCGTCAATTTTATAAGCAGGATCTGCATTAAGACTATTAGTTGTTAAATTTAAATCTTGATTAAATGTCCAACTATTAGTTGCGTTTATCCAAGAAAGTTCTTTGTCACCGTCTGACGATTTTAAAATAAGTCCGCCGCCGTCAATTACTGCATCAGCACCAACTGTACTATCATCTTGTAT